ATGATAAAGAGATAACTAGCTTTGTGTACCATCTCTTGTCAGCTCGTGGCGACGGTTACATTGATACGCCAGTGGAATTAGATGATAAATATCATATGTGGCTATGGAGTAAAACTTATAAGCAAATTGAAATTTTGTTTCCGGATCTTAGTATAGAACAGGTACTTAGCGTAGTACGATACGTCAGAACAAAATTTATCTATGATGAAGTGAAAAGAATAAAAGCTAGTACAGGTGATTTATGTTCTTACTTTGTTTATTCTGACACGGATGAACTATTTGCAGCAGAAGAATGGTGTCCAAAAATATTTTTACAGCAAACCTGGATAGAAGAAGATAACGATGAAAAGTTTTATTTTAGAATTCTTCCATCCTCGATGGGATTCTTCACATATCAGGTAAGAGAAGAGGATGTATTTCCTGAAAAAGTTTCTTCAAATCCTCTCGATTTTCACGAAATTAGAACGTTATCTGGACTCACGCAGCAAGCTTTTTCTGAAAAATACGGTATTCCTAAGAGGAGTATTGAAAATTGGGAGGGCGGTAAACGAACTCCACCAGAATACGTGATAAATCTACTTGAAAGGGTTGTAAAAGAAGATTTTTGTTAAAAAAATGGGAGAGGGTAAAAATATCCTCTCCTTACTTTTAGCATACTTTGATTATTTTATTGTTTACCCGGCGGCTTAACCGTTTCGCCGTGGATATACTCACATTCATCTGTTCAGCGCAGTATTCAAGAGTGCGTTCCTGGCATCTCAGCCGGAACAGCTTTTCTTCATCCGGTGTAAAATTACACTCTATCAAGAACCTGTCTATATCTTTCTTTGTGAACACATATAATTTCATGAGCATACCCCTTATTAATGCAATTAACGCTGATTCTGTGCAAGATACTCCGTGAGCTTCTGTTTTGTTTTTTTTAACTCCTCGACATTATTCCCACTAATCTGACTGTCCAACATGGTCGACAGCACTTCCAGAATTAATGAATCTCGCTCTGCAATCCTCTGAAGACTCTCGTAATCTCGTTTGTCATGTTCTTCCAGTGTCTCTACTCGCTTATTAAGTCGAAACGCCGGGGTAATCCACTTAAAGATTACAGCCGCCGCTCCTCCGACAATAGACACCCCTCCACAGATAGAGAGGAAAATCTGTACAAATTCTGATATGCTCATTTATTCTCCTTTTCCCAGTAATATACCGGGATCTCATTACCGGAATCCCATGTGTCAAAATATTTGCCATCTTGTACCGTCACTACATGACCGTCTATGCAGAGGATGTACGTACCTGTCGGATGGTCTGTGCAGAAATCGTTGACTGTATAGATATATCGCTCTGACTGTTCAATCAGTTTGCGTCTGTATCCATGCTTATAGAGGTACGCTCCCCAGACATAATTTGCGCTTGGCATATCTGACAGAGCACACGCCTGTATCATTAATCCGGCGAATACCGTTTCCCAGTCAAAACCGGTTGCTTTGCATATTGCCCGGACAGCACAATCTCCGACTCGATTCCCGGCAGGATTCGGATTGTAATATTCCCATCTGTCCATCAGTCAATCCCCTTTGCTGTTTTATACCGTTTTGCCGCTCCTCTGGCTTTAGCGGCGTTCTGGCGGTTCCATTTAGCAATCATGAGCCGGTCTTGCAGCTCTCTTAGGTCGTTTTGATTGCAGTAATCTTTATATGCAGCATTTTGTTTCTGCAAAAGATAAGACTTCCGGTCAAGGTCTTGCTGGAGTGCAAATCTTGCCTGTTCGTCCTTGCAGTTATTAACCGCCGCTTGCATTCCGAGAACTTCTCTCTTCGTTTTGCGGATTCTTCGCTCATAAGTACGTTGCCGTTGCTCCTTTTCGTACTGTTTGCCTTTATCAGCTTTATCCTGTGCTGATAGTTCTGCATAGGGGTTGAATTCTCCATCACTTGCCCCAAAGCTATGCCGACAGTT